GGAAGCTGCTTTTACAAATATCTACGTAAATAAGGCTTGGGGGGATAATAACATAGTTGAATACAGTGGTAGTAGTGGAGAAGGTAGTGGAATACAATATAATAAAGAATACATTTCTTTTTTGAAAAAATTTATAAATGAAATGAACATTAACAGTGTGGTTGACATAGGGTGTGGGGATTTCAGATGCGGTATATCAATATATGATTCATTCGATATATTATACACTGGGTACGATGTATATAAAAAAGTTATCGAATTTAACTTAAAGCAACACTCATTGCCTAAATATTTTTTTACACATTTAGATGTTTCTACTTACAAAGAACGTATTGTATCTGCTGATATGTGTATACTAAAAGATATAATACAGCACTGGTCTTTAGATAATATTTACAAATTTTTAGATTATTTAATAGATAATAAAAAATTCAAATATATTTTGATAATTAACTGCTGTGATCAAATAAAAGATAATACAGATATTTCAGATGGAGGTTTTAGACCATTAAGCTGTGAATTCTTTCCATTAAAGAAATACAATCCCGTAAAACTATATAATTATAATACGAAAGAAATATCTCTTATACAAGTAAGTATCTAGAGTTTTAATTCAATATAATGTTTACGACACACTGGTTTATAGGACTCCAGCCCCCCTACAAAGATCTGTGAATTTACATCTTCTCGTATGAGGGCAGTAAAAGGAGCAAGTGTACCATCCTTACACATAGAACAATATGCAGTGAGACGAGTTACGGTATCAGCAATAGGAATACATTTTAATACTTCTCCTATTGGTTTTCTTTCATAATCACCATCGAGCCCTACAAGTATCACATGCTTCAGGTCTACATCAACCATTTTACACACAGTTGAATAGAGATTCTTGAAGAATTGAGCTTCTTCAATAATCACTATGTTTGTCGAATTATACTTTTCATTTGTGAAAATATCGTGAAGATCCAAACAGGGTGTTGCTTCTATCATACGACCATCGTGTGTTTGGATAGATTTTGCATCAGATGAATATCGCGTATCAAGAGCTGATGTGAAGATAAGATACTTCCACCCAAGGACATTTGCTTTTGATATACGTGAAAGGAGGGTAGTCGATTTACCTGCGCACATTGGTCCGCATATTATTTCAAGTGACATTTGCCCTTGAAAAGGAGACGGTTTGTTTCAAATTTTATAAAAGATCGGAAATCCATTTTAGCTTAGTATTCATTGCTAAGGTAAATTGTAACTCAGATGCTTTCTTAAAGGTAGGTTCCCCCTTCACATCCATCTCATATGTAAGGTTATATGTATTATATGCTTTTACTTTCTCTATAAAAACGTCTATATCTGCCTTTGTTCCTTTTAACCTGTCAGGATACTCTAGAAAAGCTTTGCGTAACTTATCCACGGATAAGTAAGGACGGTGTGTTGAACCATTTCGAATTAATTTTACACGATGTATATTAAAGGCTGACTCTAATGCTGCAATATACATATTTGTTAGTAAAATAGGGTCTTTCCATTGAATAGATTTTGTATGATTGATTGCATTGAAATACATAATAATATCTCCTTCACTCTCAACATGTTTTCGTAAAACAACTACATCAAAATCTATAGGAGAAGGAGATTCTTTATAATATTGCCTTAGAACTTCTGCACGATGTTGCCCGTCGATTATGTATTGCGTAAGATGATCAGCGCCTGTAGCATCCGCTTCATAACACTCAATAATTTTATATCCATTATCAAGGTGTTGAATATTTGACCCTATTGCTGTTTTAATAGATTCTACATGCCTATAATCCATTATTCTATTACCTTGCCATGTTCGAATATTAGTAAACTCTTTTGCTGGCATTGTACATAATGTAGAACCGTCGTTTAGTGTATAAATAGTTTTCATTGTTATACTTAGATAGAATTATGTGATTTTGTCAATTTTTATATGCCCTATGCCTTAATGCCAAATGTCTGCTGAATCCAATCTCTGTCTTGGCGAAACAAATCACTGAGTTCAGGGCTTTTATTTTTATTAAAAATAAAAAGAACATTTAGTTTTTTCCAAATAGATAGACTATTATGTGCAGCAACGGCTTTACGAAGCGCAGCCTCCCTCTCTCCCTTTGATAGGTTAACTACATCTGAATATCCAAATACAGTCAAATCGCCCTGACGAATAGGACCTATACGAACACCTGAATCAATCTGACTCCCCTGTTTGCTAATACATGCTGCAGGAACACGCACAAGTCCACTCTTTCCTTCTCGAACATACGGTTTCCTTCTTGTTTGGCCAGGCCCACAACGTTTCACTCCTCGTTGGCTCATAGACCATCCACGTAAACGCATATGTGCTTTTTTCAGTAGACCTTTTTGGAAATCACTATATCGTTTAGGATAGGATATTACTTTCGAAATACACGCTGCAGGAATACGTTTTCCCCTGCGTGTATATGATTTACGAAGTATTTCCCCTTTTGGGCAATCCATTTCTATATTATCTAAATTTTTATTCATACAGAGCCTTCCACACTGCTTTATGAGTAAGGTGGTATACAAGGGCAAACACAAGACCATGTACAACTGCAACAGTCAGGAGAGATGAGCCCTTAGAAGGAAGAGTTACTAAAACACCAGGTGTTAACAAAACAAAGAGCAAAGTCACAAAAAGGGACATGTAGAGGTGGAACATTTTCTACTTATATAGAACGAATAAATTGCCAACGAAGGTCAGCGCATATACGTTCCCATATTTTATCCTGATTGTATAATTTATCCCTATTTTTTAAAAGGGGAAAGCTTTGTAAATAATCATCTAATTCAAGAAGCTCACAAAACTTGTAAAGGACATAGGAATATGATAAGAAATTGCTACGAGTCTTTGGGCAATGTTTAATAAACGAACTTTGAATTTCTTTGAACATGAAACGCAGTTTTTCTTCTACTTCTCGTGACATAACAGGTGCATTTTTACCGTTAATACGATTCAATATATAAGGAACATGTTCATAGAAATTTGTACATCGTAGCTTCTTCAGAATCTCTCGAATCTTGCCGGGCTTTATCTCTTCAATATTGGAAATACGTTCTTTTTTCAATTCCTCCATAATGGCCTGGAAAATTTCTTCCGGGATGTCTGTACTTTCTTTGGCTTGGAATTGGGCAAGCCATTCATTAAAATGGTTAATTCTTTTATATGCATAATATGTTACCTCACGTGGAGGGTCTTTATATGAGGGTTTATCACTATCAATTAGAACAAATTCCTGATATCCGCATTTTTCACAAAAAAATAAAGCCTCTATATTACTAAATTTCATTTCCACATCACATGTTTCACATATTCCATTAGGGTCTTCCGACACAGTTTGAATAGCCCTGGCATGTTCAGGATCCACTTTATGGAGATACTTTTCTAATAAAACATCTCGACCCTCCGTTTCTTGTCCTTTGGTTTCTTGCCCCCTAGCTCTGGCCTGCTGGCTCGCCACCTCTGGTTCTCCAAGGGCGGCAAGCACACTCCCCGGCTTTGCTTTGATTCTCCTAGCTGGCGCATGCCCACCATTGTTAATTTTATCTTGAAGTTCGTAATATGTATACAATAATTGCCCTGTGTTGAAGAAATAATCATATACATCCGAATCTGTTGTTAGACCTTCCTTCTTTTTCAGTAATACATTCAATTCCCCCTCCTTCTTTGCTCTTATTATTATATCTGTGCTTTCTTCTATTTCAACCTTTACAGCCTGTATCATTTCTTCCAGTTTTGAAAGATTCTTCTTTTCTTCTAACATATCTGTTATTTGGCATTGATGAAGATTATCGAGTGTTGTTCTACCTTCGAGAGGTATTCTCTTATTTGGTTTTATATGAAACGCCATCTACCATTCTGAAATTTATTAGTTTAAGTCCAAATTTTTTTTCTAAGAATGGGTTATAAGAAATGACGGGCGGTGGTTTAATGCAATTGGTAGCGTATGGCGCACAGGATGTTTACCTGACTGGAAATCCCCAAATTACTTTTTTTAAGCTTGTTTACCGTCGTCATACTAACTTTGCTATGGAGGCTATTGAGAATCCCTGGAATGGCAACCCCCGTTTCGGCAACCAGGTGACCTGCACCATTCAACGTAATGGTGACTTGATTTACCGCATGTATGTGCAGGCCACCCTGCCCGCTGTGACTATTCAGTCCAGTGACGGCTCTGGTGCCTCATTCCGCTGGCTCAACTGGGTGGGGCACAACCTGATTGACTGGGTTGAGCTCCAAATCGGTGGACAACGCATTGACAAGCACTACGGTGACTGGCTTCACATCTGGAATGAGCTCACTCAGGAGCCTGGCAAGCAGGCTGGGTATGCTAAGATGGTTGGCAATGTGCCCCAGTTGACCAACTTGCTCATCTTTGGTGGTGAGCCTTGCGACAACAACTGTGCTGGTGGTGAGCCCAACATGTCCAGTGACCTTCTGGCCTGCTCTCCTGAGTATACCCTCTATATCCCCCTTCAGTTCTGGTTCTGCCGCAACCCTGGTTTGGCTCTGCCTCTGATTGCCCTCCAATACCACGAGGTGCGTATCAACCTCCAGTTCAACGACATCCAGAATTTGCTGTGGGACTATGCCCCTAACAACACCTCCAACAACACCCACGTGATCCGCGACCGCGTGAACGCTGCTAA